TAAAATAAAAAACCTTAAAGAAGTTTGGGCTGCCACCCTCCCCCCTTTAAGGTAAATAAGTTTTAATTAATAAGCATTGGCAGATGCTTTATACAAACGTACTATAAATTTATCACATACTCAAAAAATCCTAAAAACTCCTCCGGATTATGCACTATCACATACAACGCCCCGGATGCTGTTACTTTGCGCTCGTAATCTTTTTGATCTTCGCTTTGTCTGTCCCTAATCTTAATTTCGATATAAACCGGTATTGGGAACTGATGTTTTGGGTTGCAAATGTGCCCCTTAATGTCGGATGTTCCTTTAGTTCCTGTTCCCTTTCGCCATTCAATACCGCCGTCCAAATGCTCTAATTTACCGCTCATAATATTAAACTTGGGTATCTTTTTACGTGTCGGTACGCCCATGTTAGCGGTTCGCTCGGCAAAGTGTCCTAACCAATTAAGGTAATTTGTAACAAAGGTTGTGAGGCCTCCAGAAGTCTTGTATCTTGGTAACTTAGGCGGTGCATAATGCCCATCCTGGTAAGCCTGTGGGTACTTGCGTTTGAAGTTATACTCGTGCGCTTGTTGGTATAGTTGCTGCCATTTCATATTGTTGAATTGCTTTAAAAATTTGTAATGCTACTTGTGGCACTATGGCGTTTCCGGCTGCTTTAATTGATTCGTTTCTCCACTTTGGAAAGGTAATTCCGTCCAATTCGGTGGGAAGCCCATCATTTCCAGTACAAATCGGGGATTGAGTTGGGAACATTTCGAAGTTTTTTCCACGTAATTCATAGCGTCTTTTAAATTGTTCGTCATTGGATTGTGGCCTTTTCTTGGATTGATTCCCTTTCTCCCTGTGTTGCAATCCGATGCAGCTGGTGTCGGTAGCATTCCCACCCATCTGCTCAATGTCACGCTGTGCATACTCCCCTCCTTTACTTGTGTTGATTTCATGTTGGCTGTTGCTCCGTTGCTGTCCATTGCTGTCGGGGTTGGCAACATTCCCTTGTAAATCGCAAAGTCCACTATTGAAAATTGCCTGGCATTCCCTCCTTTGTCCCTTCGTGTGTATAGTGGCAAGTTTGCTTCTTTCATCATTTGTGCAACTTCCGGCCTTCCTCTTTGAATTGTGTCTGGAGTAGGCCACAAACCAAACTCTATCCCGTCTGTGGGGAGCGTTGACGGCGCAAGCTGGAAGTACATACGGGAATACTTCGTACCCCTCAGCTTCCAAGTCAGTTTGCACTTCATGGAAAACCAATCCGTCTGACCAATTAATAAGGCCGAAAACGTTTTCACCCACAACCCAACGTGGTTGAATTTCTCTAATTGCTCTAAGCATTTCTGGCCATAAATGGCGCTCATCTTCTTTGCCTTTTCGTTTTCCGGCAAGTGAGTATGGCTGGCATGGAAAACCACCTGTGATGATGTCAATTTCTCCTCTGTGAATAGTGAAATCTGTTTTAGTAATGTCATTATAACTAATTGATTTTGGAAAATAATGTTTTAATACTTTTTGCCCAAATGTATTCCATTCGCAATGAAATATGTTTTCCCATCCCATCCATTCTGCGGCTAAATCGAATCCACCAATTCCACTAAACAATGATCCATGTTTCATAACGCTTTGATTTTGTTTTTTACCTGATTGTAATTTTCCACTTCGTCTAAACTCTTTGCAGCTGCAATCAATAAATCTAAATGAGTGTAACAGCATTGCTTAATAATAGCTGTATTGGCAATTATCCGGCTGAATTTGTAGTAAATGTGTACGGCAGCTTCTTCGATTAAGTTGTTATTCATTTTTATCAATTTTAACTTCAACAAAATAGTTACCATGCCCATTCTCGGCTAAACGTGAAAGATAAGTTAATATTCCTTTCAAGCGTTCTTTAGCCTTTGGCCTTAAAGTATCGTGACTGCTTAGATACTCAATTTTTTCTAATTTATTGTCCTTGTATATATATGCCTTCATACATTTTAACTTCTATTTTTTCGCCTTTCAATAACGCGTCAATTACTTGCTCCATACCATCCCTTTGTTCCGGGTTAAGTAATGCGATTTTCTCCATGATTGCCGGTACGGAAAACACATCACTGGCAATCTCTTTTTTAATCCCCTCACGTACAAATTCGCCCACAACATTACAAGTAACCATATCACGAAAGATCCAGTCTATTTTGTGGATGTACTGCTTGAATAACCTTTCGCCAATGGATGCCTTATGTTGCCTGCAAAAGTCCTCTAAGAACTCTTTAGCCATCTTAAGATGGTGGACGGCTGAAATTACGTTTGCGCCTTTTTTCTGTGTCATAATAATTCTATTTCAGATTTTAAAAACTCTTGTTTAGATAATTCCATTCCAGAATTAAATCCAGTATTAAAAGAAATTTCAGCTAACTTTTCAGATAGTATTAGTTGTTGTTTAATTAAATCATAAACATTTAATATTGCTTTACTATCTGAAGAGTTTAAAATACCATCTAATCCTTTAACAACATTTATTTGAGTCTCTACCCACTCATTGCTAATAAGTGAATAGTCTTGTAGTTTAATTTTCATATTCCTAAATATTTTTTTCGGTTATCGGGGTTTTCTTTTTTGTGGATTACTGAAATAGGTAACGCAAACATTTTTTTAAACTTGGATTCCTCAATCAGTTGGCCATTGTATATTCTGTGGTGTCCGCTACTGTTAATGATAGCCGGTGTATTCAGTAGGGTGTATTTGCGGTGTAAGTATTCTTTGATGGTCATGAGTAAAAGTTCCCGGATATACCGCCGGGTCGGTGTATGTTGGTTTTAGAAAGGAAGTCCGTCTGGCTTATCTGATGGCTCTGGTAATTGTTGCGTTGCATCCGCCTTGCTGCCTAATAACTCAATCTCTTGTACTCGTAGGTTTAACGCCGCTCCGTTCTTGCCGTCTTTTTCCCATATTCGAAGCGATGGCTCACCGCTTACATATACTTTAGTACCTTTCTTGAGGTATTCAGCTACTCCGGTTTTTTCGCCAAATTTGGCACATTCTACCCATGTGGTGGTCTTTTTATCTCCGTAGCCGGTACTTACCGCTACTGAAAAGTTAATCACTTTAGATTGCCCGGCATCACGTACCTCGGCATCCTTACCTAATTGCCCGATTAATGTTAATTGTATCATTGTATTGTGTTTTTAGCTTCCTGCAATATTGCAGCGTAATTTGGTTTTCTTGTGTTATTGAATATTTCCATCGTTCCGGTACGCTCACCAGTCCAACGCTCCATTTCAGGTACTTTAATGTCACTCAATGAAGCGGTTAAAAAGACCTTAACATCTTCTGGTAATGGGTTGCCCCATATCTTAATAGCGTGCTCAATTTCCATATACAGAGCCATACGGTAACCGTCACACATTCGCTCGTATTGGCTTGTTAGCCATTCAGTGAAGTTACTCATGATAAAGTAATTGAAACGGTGGTTGTAGATGATTTTGATGGAGGGTATGCGGTATATGTTTCACCTGTTAATGGGTCGGTAATTATCATACCGGATGTAGGTAACGATTGCAGAAATATAGCCCGCGCCTTTAACTTTTCAGCAGCCAAAATAGCAGCAGCCTGCAATTCATCGTAAAATGGATCATTGCACTGACTGTAATCATACTTAGTGCCGGCTTCTTTAACCTGGTACTTAGCCCCGTTCAATTCAAATGATTTACCGTATTTGCCGGCTTCGTCAAGTAAGTGTTTGCGGTAATCTTCGTTGGCTGTGATTTGCTTAATTAAATCTTCCATAGATTTAACCTGCTTATGAACTTGCAGGGGGTTGGCTTCCCCTGCATCTAATTTATCCACTAAGCGCGTAACAAATTCGCCCCGTTCGGTTTTTGTTAAGTCGTATAAACTTATTTGTATTTCGTTATTCATTTGGGGTGGTTTTATCGGTTAACAATGCTTTCCTTTCCTTAGCCGCTAAAATAACTGCCTTATCACGCTGTATTGCTGCTGGTAGTGACTTATATGTGGCTTCCAGTACTTCAATGTCATTACAGGCGTTAATGGTGGCAATGGCTTTAACTCCATCTAATGGGTCGGTAATTACTATGGCTTCCGTTTCAATGGTTTGAATATCTTGCATTTCTTCAGGTACATAAACCGGTGCATCGTATATGTCCGGAGTAAACCATTTAACACCGTTACTTATTGCTCTGGCAAACAGCATATTTTTAGGGTACTTATCAATGTTTTTTGTACCGGCCTTTTTAGCATCTTCAATGGTAAATGTCGAAGTGCCTATTTTGTCTTTACCCTCGTAAAAATCTATGATACAGGCTTTCTCATCAGATTGAACAACCTTGTAATCATATTTATTACTGCCTTTAATCTTTGCGGCCATTAATCCCGCCCCTATTGTTGGCTTACCTGCAATAATGTGTATCCCACTCATAGCAGCGAATGGGGGTATTCCCAATTCAGATCCTGCGAGTATTTTGACCACCGCTTGCTGTGCGCTTTTAATGTCTGAAAACATTCCAGACTTAAAAAATACTTCGCCAATACTCATGGCGTCTTGTGTTGACTTTACGATTTCGTGCATTTTGGTTTGGTTTAAAGTTGTACGTAATATCTGATAGTATAATCATTGCCTTTATCGGAAAACAATATTACCCATAAAGCAACTAATGAACCTTTCGTTACAATTAACTTGCAATCTTTGCCTATTGTATCAAAATATCCTGTATACACTTCTGTTTCAATAGAATTTTCAGACTTTTCGTAAATCATCTTATCGGTAGTAATTCTATAATTGTTTTTACCGATAAATACTACTTGTGACTTGTCAGACAAGTACTCTATTTCATGGCTCGAATAATCAGTTTTATAAACATCAAATTCGCCTGTTTTAACGTTCTTTTTAGAATACTCTGTTTTTGTGCTTTTATAGTTTTGTCCAAAACTATCTGCCAGGCAAGCGGCTAATAGGAATAAAATAATTGCGATGCTTTGTTTAACTTGTTTCATGTTGGTTTATTTTTAAAATTAAGAAATACGATCTATTACAGGCTGAATAAGCTGCTGCACTAATTCAGCATACTGACTTAGTAACTCCATGCGCTTAGTGTCTAATTCAGCTAATTTGTGCTGATTTAATTCGATGTGCAATGTCTTTACATTTGGCAGCATGAAATAGTCATGCTGGTATTTCATGGAGTCTACTCCGATTGAAATACGCTCTAATTTATTAGCCTCAATTTGTTGGAGAATGATAATGCACTGATTGTGTAAGTGCAATTGTTTTTGCGAGAAGGACTGTTTAGCCATGTTTGTTCCGGATTACCCGCGCCGGTGGGGTTTAGCCGGATACGAAATTGTACCCGGCGGTTAATAATAATTAATAAGGGAAAATTGCATCGTCTGCACCATAAGAATTATCTTCTTGACGAGTGATTAATGAATTGTCACATAGTATTACATATTCACAACCTCTGTAAGAGTACAATTGACACTGTAATTCTGCATTACTGTCGATTAATACTCCGTTACTTTTAATAAAATCAGAGGTTAATTCTAAATCATTGCTGTCATTGAAGTGTACGTTGTAAGTTTTCATTTTTTTGCCTGATTCCGGGAGCAGGTGCCGTTTAGTGTGTTTGATAAATCAAAGATAAGATAGTTTATACATTTAAACCAAATTTATTTTTGTATCATTGTTGCATTTATTAGCTAAATCCTTATCTGTATTGACTTTCAGTACAAATAAATAATTTGAAATCCTTTTAAATGATCTAATTTCAGGGTAATTTTTAATGTTTTTGAGCCGCTTATGTACCGCTTGAACCGAAATTCCTTTATAATTAGCGTATTCTTTAATTGTCATTTGTTGCATAATTTCTTTTTAATGTATTTTAAAATTCCTAAACATTTAATTACGTGTATTTCTACTGCCATTCGTATTTTTATGTTGGCTAACCAATTATTTTTTTTATTTAAAACTCTGACAAATACTTTATTTCTCATATTAATAAAAATGCCGGTCTTTCCCGGTGGTCAATAGAACTTGAAACTTACCTACGCACAGTGAGGTATTCTATATGCTCGTTCGCATTGCCTAATCATTGAGCGCTGTTACATTTCGGCTGCCGTGCGTGTCATTACTTTGCAAACTTAAAACATTTAAACCAATAAAAAAATAAAAATAAATTTGGTAGATTGAAATGTTTAAACTTATATTTGCCATCTAATCAAAAATATTAACTATGTGCAATGAAAACAAACCTTTACCAAAATGGGGCGATATGAACCCCAAAGACCGCCACATTCTACTTGGCAAAATAGTAGATGCCATGATTTACAGCGGTGTCGCTGTGATGGAACTCGAAATAATGGTTGAACGATTCGAAAAGTTAGGCTATGTTAAATCAATTTTTTTACCTGAAAATGAAGTAAACAATGAAACTAATTGAACAGAAAAACAAAGAGTACATACTTGCTAACTGCAATAAAATGACCGTCCGGGAAATGGCATTAAATTTAGGCATTACCTACGATAAATGTTATTATATTGCTGTTACAATTCGCAAGGAATTAGAAACGGCAATGGAAGAAGAAGCTGAAGAACCTCAACCAATTATTAACCGCCCAGCGGCGCAATACTCAAATCCGCAATGGCATAAACTTTATCAATATGCAGGATAATGTAACAGTAGACGTAGTAGTTCATGGCTTAGATGTTGAATTTACCGGCGAACCGGTATTTCATGATGAATCATTTGCCCATGAATTTGGTACCGAAAAAATAACCTTTTGGGCTGTAGATGAGCCTAAATGGGATAAAGAAATGTATAGCGATGAGCAAAACAACCTTATTCATGGGTGGTTGTACCAGGAACGCAATTACGATAAGGTTTGCCAATTGTTAACCGATAAAATCAAATAATATGATGCTATTTTACATCGTAGGGTATTTAATGATCATTGCCGTAGTATTTAGGTTGGTAGTCGGGAATTATCCTGATGATTTGGATTGAATGGGGGCTAACGTTTTGGGGCTTGGCGAAGTACCGCCTTGCACAAATGTTGAATTATAGTACAAAGGCTTGTGGCGGTATTTTGCTAAACCACTGTTATAAGCCGTTTTTATTCGTGTTTGGCTTAACAATTTAATTTAAAAACAATGTCACAAACAGCATCAGGTTATTACCGAAAAGAGAAATGGTACAATAGAAATATATTTCCATTAGTACCTGTAATTACTATTAAAAAAGCAGACGAACACAATACAAGTGGATTTACTTTCCGTTGGTTATTCTTTACATTTTGGTCGTTAGACGCTTTTCAATTTGAGTTATCATTCAATATTGATACACATTGGGGAATTGGAATTACTTTTTTACTTCCATATTTACGAGGTGTAATTGCTATCCCTTGCCCTGAAAGATTAGGTATTTTTATTGATAGAAAACTTGGTCGTAAGGTTCGGTCGCAAAATGGCTTATAACGTAAAAGCATTGGCGAAGTAGCCGCAATAGAATTACAAATGATTAATACACCACAAAAGATGATAGAAGAACAAATGCTCAATAACAGTACGTCAGCGGCTATTTTGCCAATGCAGTGTTATGTGCAGCCTTTTTGGAAGCACTCCGATATTGAAATTTACAATGAGAGTAATATTGACACAATGAAACGAATGCCTGATAGTTGTATTGATTTAACAGTTACTTCACCGCCTTATGACGATTTAAGAAATTATAATGGGTATTCTTTTGACTTTGAAAATGTAGCTAAAGAATTATTCAGAGTAACAAAAAATGGTGGTGTTGTTGTTTGGGTTGTGAATGATAAGACAGATAAAGGAAGCGAAACCCTTACTTCTTTTAAACAAGCATTATTTTTCAAAGAAATAGGCTTTAATGTTCACGACACAATGATTTATGCAAAATCAAATTACATACCATTAACACATAATAGGTATGAGCAACAGTTTGAGTATATGTTTGTTTTTAGCAAAGGGAAGCCAAAAACTTTTAACCCTTTAATGAAAGACAACAAACAAGTAGGACAAATAAAAGGTGGCACTTTTAGACAAAGTAAAGATGAAAAAGGGGCAAGACATAAAGATATTGGGGTAGCAAAAGAAAGCATAAAGCCTAATATTTGGTTTTACAATGTAGGGATGTCCAATAGTACAAAGGATAAAATTGCTTTTAATCATTCGGCAATATTTCCTGAACAGTTAGCATTTGACCACATACAAAGCTGGAGCAATAAATTTGATGTAATTTATGACCCATTTGGTGGAAGCGGAACAACTTGTAAAATGGCTTACTTGTCAAACCGTAAAAGTATTATGTCAGAAATAAGTACCGAATATTGCGAACTGTCAAAGCAAAGATTATCGGAATATTTGCCTAAAGGACTGTTCGCATAAGGTTGCACATAACTCTCTTATCACCGCAATACCCAGTATTTTATTACTACGCAACTAAAAATCCCTTAAGTACTAAGGGCTTTTTAGTTTTATTCGATTATGGAATCTGTCGATACTGTCTAACCTTATTCCGTAATTAATCAATGTTGTATCATGTCTATATAAAACAGAATCGTTATTTGGCTTTTCCGGTACCTGCTTTAAAAATCCATCAAACATTAAATACATTAATGCCAATACAGCCGCAACCGCAATAAATAAAATTAAGTATTCTATTTTTCTCAATTTTCACCCCCTCCCGTTATGTTTTTAATGGATGTTGCTATTGCGGCAAATAGTGCGCTAACAAACGCTATTATTAATTCCCTATTCTGGTCAGGGATATTATTTGTCATTAGTATCAAGAAAATACCCAATGCAATAAGAATCACGACTAACGAACCGATAAAATTAAATAGCTTGTTATCCATTCACTTTGCGTTTATCAATAAATTGCGAATACTTAGGTTTACCGTTTACCCGGCTGCATTTCAAAACTTGTTTACGTTGTGGTTTGCCCGATGTTTCGTATGATATATGAACCCAATCAGGATTTGCATCATTCCCATACTCCCAAATTAGCTGGTCAAAATCCAATTTATCCAACACAAAATAAAATACTTCCGCATTGCTTATTTCTGTTCCGTCTTGATCAATATCCCCGGCTTCACCTGTTGAATGTTGTGATGTTGAACTACTGCCAGGCGTTGCATCATTTAACGCCTTTGAGCGGTAACCAGAGGATAAAAATATAGGCCGCCTAAAATGTAACCGTATCGGCTCAAATATGTTTTCAGCCCATAACTTAGCGTTTTTTAAATGCTCATCCGTTGGCGTGTTACTGATTCCTAAACGTTTTGCCGTTGAACTGCGAATAAATTCTGCTAATTCTAAGTGTTCAGATAATTTCATTTATTTAATTTTATAAAGTATTGCTGCAATGATCAATAAAATACCAAAAAAAGCGAACAACAATAAAAGTTTATTAGTACTATCAACTGTCTTAGTCTTTACCACCTCCTTAGTTACCACCCTTACACTATCCTTAACAATAGCGTTTTTGGTTTCGTCTTTGTACTGCTTTTTTGTTTCCCAAATGGTG